AAGCATTTCTACACCATACCCACCAGCCACTTCTGTAACAGGAACTTCAACTATTACAACATCTAGTTTGACAGATGTTTTAATGACGGGAATGTCTATAACCCCAGTTGCTGGAAATTATATGGTTTTCTTTAGTGGTGATATTAGAAATTCCAATTTAGGTCGAACAATGGTTATGAGCATCTATTCTGGTGGAAGTATACAAACAGCATCAGAAAGTATAAATTATAATCCAAGTGCTAGTAGTATATATACGTTTAAAAGTCAGGCTTTAATAACTGTTAATGGAGCCCAAGCAATAGAAGGCCGTTGGAGAACGTCAGCAAATACAGCTACAAATACTCGGAGAACTTTAAGTATAATTCGCGTTGCTTAATTATGTTGAATTGTTAATTAATTTTGTATAAATTCTTTGAGCAACTCCATAAAAATTATTCACTCTAGTTTCAAGTTCAGTATATGCTGATTCTAATGATTCCCTAATTCCATTTATTCTATTTACTACTGCCGGCGATGTTAATTTTGCATTGTTTTGCATTCTTAAAAATGAAGCATCATCTAAAAATGCTATTAAATATTTATCATCCATTGACCATAAAGCATAATAAACAGCAAAAACATCAATTAATCCAAGACCAGATACTTCACCCATAATTAATTCTAAAATTCCCATTGCATTTAATGCATTATTTCCAATTGCTTCTTTTTTCTTTTTTAATTCTGACAATCTATCATTATATTTGTTTAAATCATCTGGTTGAATTTCAAATGGAGAGGCGAAATTCCCCAATGAAAGAATATCTTGGGCAGTATATTTAGCAGAAAATATTTTAATATTTAACATTGCTATTTCAATATCTAATTCATTCCCGATGCTTCCTGGAACAGATGTTGAACTAGCTCCAATTGCTCCCATTTCAGGGCCATTTTGATTTGGAACTGGCATCCAACCAATTTCTTTAAATGCAAAATCAATTTGAAGTTGATTTTCTATTAATTTAGTTATTAATAATTCTAATATTTGTGTAATTTTTATGAGAGTTTTTAATTGGAAATCTACATAGCCACTAATTTCTTGTTCTACTTTATCTGTAAGTTTATTATTTTCAGAAATATTACTTATAAATAATAAATCATCTGAAAGACTCAAAATAGTATCTGGATCAAGTTTATCATTATTAAGATAACTTTTCATTTTTGATATATAATCTGCTTTTATTGTATTACCAGAAGTTAACCTGGCTCTAATTATCGCCTCTATACCTGGCCGATAAAGATAGGTTGTAGGCTCTTTGCTAATTAAAGTATCATCTTTTGTTTTCAAAAATGGAACACAAATGATTTTACTATCTGGCATTACTGTTGCGGCAATATCTGGATCTATGCAAAAAGGAGTTATTATATGCTGCCCGCTTCCTATTCCTCCTAATATTTTAGTTATTGCCTCTGCAGCATTTATAATAATTTCTTTCTTATCTTCTTCTTGTGGAATTTGTAGCATTATTTGACAGAATTTATTTCTATATTCTACATCATATTTTTGTTTATCAATAATAGTAAAATTAATGAAATCAAATGGACGTGAAAATCTTAAAAGAAAGGCATATAATGACCCAGAAAAATTCTTATTAAAGAATAAACTGGAAACATTTTCTTGCCATTTTTCTCTTTCATCAAATATTTCACCAAATTTATCCAAAACTTCTTGATTGATATTTATTTTTTTATCTTCACCCCCTAAAGATGTTGGGTATCCTGAATTATAATAATTATCTGAAACCCCAACTGGAAAACCAATCATTCTATAAAAAGCATGTGCCCGGCTTTCTGTAAATGATTTATCTTGTTCTTTTGGAGGTAATTTTTCATTACTTACATTTGTAGAAAATCCCCTAACTGGTTTTACAATACTTCTAAAATCATCTATTGGTAATAAATATGTCTTAGCAAGCTCCATTATATCAGGTAAATCCTGAATAGATTCATTACCAGTATCATTTGCAACTTTATAATCAGCCATCTAGTGCTCCATCAGAATTATCACGACGAACTGCAGGCAATGAAGTAGATGCAATAAATGAATATGGAAGTTCAATCTCTTCAATAGTACTAGCTGCCCCTAATACTGTCCCAGCTATTAATTCACTAAAAGGTTTGTCTTCAAAGTAAATTTTTAATATCCCAGTTCCAGATTCTTTACTTGTTATTTCAGCTGTAAAATATGCTGAACCATCATATTCAAATGAACTAATTTCACCAAAAGTTAACTCGCCTTTTAATAATTCTTCTAAAGAATCCGCGCAATCTGCTGGAATATTATTTGATATCACAGCTCCAGAAGCATCTTTTAATGTTACTGATACTATGATTGGCCTTGTTGTAAATTCTTCTATGGGAGACACTGTTGCTGTAGATTTTAATGTACTAATTCCTGCTTTTAATGCAGCGCAATAAGATGTTTCAGTTTGAGTTTTTAAATCAGTAAGACAAATTGAAACGGTTGCGTGAAATACAGCGGCGGATTCAGCACTAATATTTTTCCTAAAAGTATCAATTGCACTTTGAACACATTGCTGGGCTCCCAGAACATTGGGGAATACACCAGTTGATGGAACTAATTCTCCATTAGGAATAGATCCTTGAGGTAACCTTGCTTTCATCTTATCAAAAGCAGATTGAATTCCCTCTGCAATTATCGTTGCATTTTGAACAGCCTTTTCCATCCCAACTTCTGGAATACAGCCAATTGTTATTAAATTATAAGAAGCTAAACAAGCATGTACTGGCTTCCATGTAAATTCAGTATTTAAATATGTTGAATCATCTATTAATGGATAGTCAGTTAATGTTGATGGTTGATGAATAAATGTATTAAGAGTTGCTTGGGTTGAACCAATCATATATGGGGTTACGCCATCATCTTCATATACTAATCCGCCCTCAATTCTCATTGTCCCAGTATCTGGTGTTAAAATTGGAATGTTATTATATGAATAATATCCAACATATGGTTTAATAGTTACAATACAATCTTTAACTTGGAAATATCTTAATCCAAAAATATCTATAAAACCCCATGTTTGAGGATCAGTTTGGAATCTTAAATCAACAGTATATGGAGCTTGTTTTGGAGCAGTATCTTTTGTAAATGATGCTTCTGGATAGAAAATTGGGCCAGAGAAAAATGGCGAGCCTGTTGCTGGAGTTATAATTTCTTTTATTTCATATGTATTAGTTGCTAAAGTACTAAAAATTTGCCATCTTTCAGGTCTAATAGATGATATGTTAAGCATCTCAGCAGTAATACCAGGAACACCTAATGCAGCAACAACGGCCGCTCCAGTATTTATTTCAGTTTGATATACCATAGTTCCAGTAGTAGTAATACCACTCGTACTAGTCTTTATAAATTGAGGACAAATAGAATCATTGCAACAGCCTTCTTCATCAGAATCATCACAAATTGCAGATCCAGCAAATGCAGCTAATGATTGAATTACAGCAAAAATTGCAGCAATGGCTATGAAAACTGCCATTAAATTTTGAATCATACATAATAATCCAGTAATTTTTTGTGCCGCTGCTAATGTTGAATCAGCATCTTTTAATCCCGATGCTTCTGCGAATATATTAATGTTTTCAATTATATCTTCTATAATTGCTAATATTTTTTCCATTAAATATGTAATTAAAAACAAAACTAATAACAATAATGAAATAATCATGGCTAATAAAGCCATCCAAGGGAACATTGCAATAAATGGGGGAATACATTCCATGAATAGTTTCTTTAGTTTACTAATCATGGCGAATGGATTGGGAATGGCACAAAGAACTTCAATTACACAAGTAATCATTTTCAAAGCTGCCATTGCAAAATTATAAAATGAAAGGAATGGTGCAATTTGGCTTAAAATATTAGCCACAACATCCATTACATCTTTCATTGCTAAATCAGGCAATGCTTTAAACAATCCACTAGGGAATAATGCCCCCAATTGTTCCATAAGAGCAAGAAGGTCTTCAATCATATCAGTTGGTAAATCAAAGGAAGGAAGATCTACTGATATTGGAGCAAATGGAACACCAAGATCTGGAGTTGATATTGCAGGCTCGGCAGGAATATTTAATGTCAGATCATTGGGATTACAAGGCATTTTATTTCTCTTAAATCGTTGTATTTATTGGATGTCTTCTGACAATTCTCTTAGTAGTTTCAGCGTACATCACTATATTCTCACCCTCAAGCTTTATCGATGATTTAGATTTTAAAATCATATCTTTTTCACAGGAAAGGGTTATTGTTCCTGGACTAGCAATATCTATACCACCACTTCCATCTGGACGTGGGCCAATCCTAAATATAGCAAGTTGCCCATTCATTATCACCCTAATTTCTACAGTGCCATCTCTATAAGCATCATTTTGGTCTTCAAATCTTTCATCATATTGGGTACCTATTCCCGGCCCGCCAACTTGCATTAATAAATCACCATCAAGAGTAGTTGCTATACTAATTCCTTGCTTGTCTCTACCAATACAAGCAACAATTCCTCCGGCCGTATCTAACCACATTGATTGCCGATCAACTGTATTTGCACCAATATTCATAGATAAGAAACCATCTAAATTAATACAACCAGATCTGCCCCCACCATTAGCATTTTCTCCTGATAAAATAATTTCATTTGTTACCATGTGCTTAAATGGAACTAAAACTTTATTCAAAGCATTTGTTTGATCCCACCTAACTAATGGAACTCCAACTGTAACATATCCAGCAGATGATTGAAATTGTTTACAAACATCTGTTATTGTATGATATGCCGTTCCTAATTGAATTGGCTGTTCTGTAAATCTATCTATTGGTGATACATATCCATCTTTACCAGAAATTGTTATTGATCCTTTGCTTGTAAAGGAATCTAAATATATTTCTTTGCCAGAATCTTCCTTGATAAAATCACTTGGATTTATAGAAGGATCTTGTTTAGCCATTATGTTAGAAAAATTTTCACTTCTAACCAAAAGAGGAATATTCCCAGACTCACTAGAAGCTGGGGCATTTAATTTAAACTGGCCTTCTTTGTCTATTGAAAAAGAAAATCTACTTCTATCTCTTCCATAATTCTTTTGAGAATCTACATCTGGAATAATAGAGGCATCTTCATCATTAGTTCCTTTTTTTGTATTGATTTCAAAATTATATGCAATAGATTTTCTTAATTGTGCTTTAATTCTATTAAAAGCATCTTGTGGATCTGAATTTTTCTTGATAGATAATTCATCAATTTTACCAACTGGCAATATATTTTTATTTATATCTAATACATTTCCAAAAGCATCTACTGCAGTTCCTTTAATAATTTCAATAAGATGATTTGGATATTCTTGTGATAAACTTAGTGCATCAGCTCTATTGTTTCTTCTATTTACTCTTGGTTTTGGTACTGGTGTTGTTGGATCTTTATATAAGCTTGATTCTATTCCATCATTTAAAACATCATAACTATTTGCAAATTCATATATTAATTCTCGCTGCTCTGTAAATGGCGCATTTCTAATAGAAAACCCATTAGATAATATTGCAGCAGAACTTGATGGATCCATTGGAATAGAATTTAAGGATTTATTATATTGATGAGATAAAAGATTTGATTCCCCTATGCTTCTTTTTGCACTTTCATATATATCTCGTTTAATTATTCCATCAATTTTTCTAGATGCTTCTGAAAAATACATTTGAGAAGAATAATTACAAGTAAATATATTTAATCTGGGATCAAATTGTGCATAATTTAATTCATTTCCTACATTAATGCCCGAATTTGGATCAAGAAAAATTCGTTGATTATTTGCAACTTGTATAACATATCTACCAGGGATGAAATTATTAAGTTGATTTGTTGAAACAGCGGCATTAGATACGGAATAATTAGAAATAAACCATTGGCCGGAGGAACCTTGAGCAGCAACAACAGTAGAGCCTTTGGGAGGATAGCCACCAGCAAATTCTCCCTTTGAGCCGGCCCATTGAACTGGAATTGGAACACTTATTTTTTTAGGAGTGCCGGCAAAACTAGCCTCATTCAGACCTATTAATATAGTATGATCTTCTTGATTATAATCTAGAATGGTTGCTAAACGTTCTAGTCCGATTTGCGCAACAGCTCTTAATGACATTTTAAACCTTTGTGAATTTTAACCAAATATCCACAATACATTCAACCAAACGTTCTTGTTCTTGTAGACCTAATGTATCTTCATTTCCAGTATCAGATTGTTGCTCTGAAACTGCTCCTCCACCTAATTTAACAAGACTTCTGGAAAATGATATAGCTCTTCCAGATGGGCCCCGAGATTCTTCATCACTTGAATAATCAATTTCTTGCCTGGAAATTCTCTTTAAAAACTCATCATAATCAACGGGGGTATCTTGAGCATCTGGGATTACTGCTCCTGTAATATCAGTTGATGTTGGATTCATAAGCCATCTCATTATTGCATCTGCTATCTGTAATAATTTCCCAGATGGATTAAATCCTTTCTTTGAATTTTTATATGTTCTTATTTCTAAATCAGTTCTTTCATTTGATGAGCCGGAATTTAAAAGGCCACCTAATAATGCAAGTAAATTGGTTAATGTTTGCTTATTTTGCTCTCCGAATGAGCCTCCAACCAATCCTTGTATAATTTCCTCATCTGTTGAACCAGATTCTTTAGTCTTATCATAAACAATAATTCCAGCTGATTGGTATCCATCAACTCTATCCGTTCTAATTTGTCTATATAAATTTGCCTGATATCTATTTTGATATAGTCCCTGTCCTATAATATCAAGTTGAGTTGGAATATATTCACCAGGAGATCTTCCATATGTTAAATTAATTGTTGTTGTAAAATCCCCCCCATAACTAAATGAATGGTTTACTGATGTGCCATAAAATAATAAATTACGATCTTCAATATAATATACTTCACCAGGTTGAATAAATTCATTGCCATTTACAGTTACTGTTCCTCTAAGAATATTTTTTCTAGCAAGATTTAAAAGATAAACAGCAAATGGGGCACATTGAGTTTGTGGATTTGATAAAAACTTTGCATCATAGGCATTTGTTGTTTTAAATCCATACATTCGCCACATATCATAATCAACAGCAAATGCTGAGGTCATTGCATTTCCACCTTGCCCAGCAGCACTTGCAATATTTAAACTATCAGGATCTTTAACTAATCCTAAAGAAAGAGATCCATTAACTAAAACAGATGTAAAATCAGGAGATTTTTCAGTTATAGTTAAATTTCTAATTTTCCCATCAGTTAAAATATATCTTCTGCCTGCCCCATATCCATAATCATCATTACTCTCATCTTCAATCATATGTTGCATAATTTCAGGAGCAGCTTCATTCACATTATTTTGATATAAATTTGGAAACATTAAGCTGTCTGCCGCACTTGATTCAGAATTATTTACATTTAAACCTTGATTAAGATTTCGTAAATTATTAGCAAGAGTTCTCATTAAAATTTGGCGATTTGAAACAAATGTTGATATTTCTTCAAAAATATTTAAAACATCTGTCTGAGATCTTATTCCAGTTGCCTCTTTTAGTTTAATTAAATCTGTTAATTCAGGAGCATCTTCTTGTGTCTTTTGCTTTAAACGTTGCCTAATCTTTTGTAATTCATAATCAATATAACCAAGCTCTTTTTCATTTGGTTTAACTGTTATTTTCGATAGAAGATATAATCGTTTGGTTATTGAAAAATTAACAGTATTGTTTAAATAAGAATTTATTTTACTAGAAAGAGCTGTTAATGATTTGGTATATTTCTCTTCTATTTCATCTGGGTTAATAGAATCAAACAAAACATTTAAATCATCTTCAACATAGCCCGTATATTCACTAGATAGGAACTTAAATGGTTGGCCAGCATTTCCACCTAAAAAGTTTTCTCTTTGTTCATCATCTACAAATCCCAATGCTGTTAATCTTAATCTGAGATGTTCTTCTAAAATTTCCAGCTGTCGAACTTGTCCCTTGACGGAGTTTAAAAATAAAGTTTCAAGATATTTAGGGAATATTTGAATGCCTTTTTCAGCTCTTTTTTGCAACATATTATAGAAAACAGAACTTGGCATTCTATTATATTGCGGGGGGCGAGCTTCTATATGTCCTTGGCTATTAGCAAAAACTTCTAAGCCTAATAATTGAGCTATTCCATTAATTTGGTCATAAACATTTGTATATGCACTATCAAATAGTTTAATATCTACAATAGATTGTTCAAATGCTTGTATATTATAATTTTTGTCATAAGTATCATCTACAATGAACAAATTAATATCATCATTAGCTTTTACTTTCCACAATCTTCTTTGAGTAAAATCACTAATTCTCTTTCTTAATTCATTTCTAGCTTTAGTTCTATTCTCTTCTATATCAGATCCATTTGATTTGCAAACATCTGGGTCAAATGAAATATCATTACCAAATATTGTTATAGTTCCAGATGAAGAAGAATCATCATTTGCTGTTGGCTGATATTTATTATTATCTAGTAATTTATTAAATTGATCAGATTCCATTTGAATTTGTTCATCTAATGTAGTAAGTCTAGATGCGAGATTGGTAAAAGCAGAATCATCTCTAACTAAAGCATCAGATTGTGTTAAATTCGCAAATGTTTTATAACCTGTTGTGTTTTTATACATAACTGAAATTTTATCAAAAATCTCAGCGCGTTCATTTAATTGTTGTAAAATACGTGCATTGGAGTCAACTAAAGAAAAGCTTTGATTAATAATGAAATTATACCCACGTTCATTAATAATTAATTTCTTATATGGAACAAATCCACCCCAGGTTGCATTTTGTTTTGCAATTCCTGTTAAATATCCTTTAAGATATGAAACTGTCCCATCTATATTAAAAGCCGCTTCTTTACTAAGTTGATTGTTTTTAAGAGAGGCTCTCATGAAAGTATTAAAATTGTATGGCTGCCCAGTTATTAATAAAGACAAACCATTCATTACATCTTGGCCAACAAAAGGATCACTATAAATAGTGGGACTAATTTCAGATTCAAAGCCAAATTTTCCACCATCAAAATATCTTTCCCCCATCATAACCAAGGTTCCAATTCCCTCTTTCCATCTATAAATAAATCCTTCTGGGTTTATATATTTTTTCCTTAAACCAGAAGATAAATGGGAGCCAGATAATTTAGAAGCTATTTGCTCAATTTCAGTCAATTCAAAATATTTCTTATTTGATATCTTTTGCCCACGATTTCTACCACTATGTGCTGAGATCATTCCAGAATTTAAAAGCCTTTGATTTTCGGGCAACAATCTAGGATCATTACCAATAATCATTCCACTTGAAACATCATAATCAATATCAAATGGCGTTAATGGATCCATGATTGCGCCATTATAAACATCGGAAGAGGGGGATTTATTAATTTGCCCCATACTTAAATATTTTGAATTATCTTTTGCACTTACTGTTAATGTATATTTTCCGCCGCTATTACTATATCCATGAGAAACATCATCAACAAGACCATAAAACACACAAGTTCCAGCTGCTTGTCTTGTAAATTCATTGCGCAACATCATCCAAAGCCAATTTGGAAATTCAGGTCCAACAATTGAGTTTTTTTCAACCTCTGCTATGGTTAATTCATTACTTCCGCCCGTTTCCCCACTAAACATTGTCTTAATATCATCTACAGTAGATTCTAAACTTCCAATTAAATTATTTATTTTACTAACAAATGTATCAGATGAAAAATTATAATTAAAACCTTGCGATTGTTTTGAATCAAGCATTGTTTTACTTGAAACAAAAATGGCAATTACATCCATTGGCTGAATTATTGCCCTATTAGCATAATGTAGTAACATTTTAGAACGAACATAATTTGTTTGCTTATTATATTCTTTTATATCAGATGTTGATGTTGTTTTAAACCCAAGCATTAAATACATATTATTCAATATTTGTTTGAATAATTTAATCTCATCACCTTGTAAACCATTAACCCCCTCTGTAGCTGATGGCGCAATTGTTATAGAATCTTCCGCATCAAATCCAAGTGATAAATTATCAAATTCAAATACAATCTCTAGCCCAGTTAAATCAAATGATGCTCTTATTTTTTTACATAATAATGAATGTTCTTGAACTTTAAAAAGTATTTTACTTGCTTTCCTTGATAATCTAATCTCATTTAACCTATCAGTTAAATCTTTAATTGATTGATCTAATTGAAATGAAGTTACTTTAAAAAAATTAGATTCAGCCCAACTTGATGCTTGTTTTATAGCAGTTTCTATATCATCTTCAGTAACCACCATTAATTTATAAGGATCTTCTGCTGTAAAATTTGCACTTCCCGCACCAAATTCTACGGAAGAAGTTGAACCCATTTGAGATACCGTTGTTAATTCAAATGTACCAGTGCCATTCCCAACGTCAGAACTATAAGGAATTGTTTTATCATCTATCCAGGTAGTTACGTAATTTGGATCAGAAAGAACTTTAACTTTTCTAATAGTTTCAAGGGCCGCTCGAGTACTAGATTTTGCAAAAGAAGATGTCGAATTAACAGCAACTAAAGAATCCATTGCAGCAAAGGCAAGTGGAAGTAACATATTATTTAATATGCCTTCATCTTTGCTTCCAATTTTTTCTATTTTAGTTAATTTTTCATATTCAGCAATTGCTCTACATTTATTTTGAAATAATTGTTTAGTTGCACGGAAGAATAATTTATCATTATCATCCATTAATTCAACTTTATAATTTTCAATTAGGGATGAAAATAAACGTTTTTTAATAACTATTGTTATATCTGGGGTTTGCATATATACATCCAAAACTCGCGGGCGTATATTAGTCATTCCAGATTCTATATATTGGCGTTGAGCGGAGCGATCTATTCTATTAGCAAATTCACCCAGGGAACCGAATTGAAAATTACTCGGTGTATTTTCTCCAATTCCAACATCATTTAAAAATTTGGAGGCTATTTTCTCCCAAAAGTTCATTTTTTTAACCTATCAATGTTTTGTAACTATGCGGAGGCCCATATGCAGCATCTGAGTTACTTGGTCCATATACAGGAGTTTTGTGCCATGCAAAGAAATTAGTTCTATATCCTCGACGTTGTGTAAATGTAAATTTTATATCATAACTAAAAATACCCATATTATTTACATCTTCTGTTACATTAAATGAATTAAAATATCCCCTATATACTTCCCCTGCCCAATATAATTCTACAGTAAAAGCTAATGAAGCAAGAGTCGGTGATTTTTGAGATGCCGCTACTGATGGGGTTTCTGATAATCCTATTAAAGATGAAACAAAATCACCTCCAGAAAAAGCAGAAGATCCACCAAAAAGATCAGTAGATAATAAATTTTGTAATTGACTAGAAGCTGTTATTAAAGCATATGGATCAAAAACTAATTGTTCATTTCTATATATGTCATATAAAACATTAATCCCTTCAATGCCAGATGTTCCAGTATTTCCAACAATATCTAAGACGCCAAGTTCTTCTCCCCAATATTGAACAACAAATCCCCCCTTTGTTCTTTGAGGGGTTATAGTTTTACTATAATTAGTACGAACTGATTGGGGATTAATATACATCTGAACAATGGGTCCTTCTGGAATCATCCATTGCATTAATTTTCTAGTAAAAATCCCTGCTCTTCCATTTGGAATCTGACCAGAACGAGTTCCCAAACTACTTGTTGCAGGAACTGGTGTTGTAGCAAAACTTTGATCAGATGTGGCATTTGGATTATCTCCAGTTAATTGCCCAGCTAAATCAAATAAATCATCTGATATTTCAGGAAAAAGACCCATATTTATTCCTATCCACCACTCGGTAACCCCGCATTAGCGTGAGCGCTTCTGTCTGATTTAGCTTGTTTATTAATAGCATCTTGAATATGCCGTTCACCACAAGAAGGACATTCAACCATAACAAGAACCTCAGTATTAGCTTTTTGTTCAGTTCTTGCCCTAGTACCTTCTTCTATTGCAACCTGTGCTTCTTTTGTTTTCTTACCAGCAACTGCCCCTTCTCTAGCTGCTGTAACTGGTACTGGCAATACTTCAGTTGCCATTGTTTGATTTTGTAATTCTTTCAACTCTGCTCTTTTACGCGCAAGATGGTCCTCATGAGCTTTTATATTTTTCCCAGCTAGTCCTGTAAGTTTTTCTTTATCTTCTATTTCTTGTGTAAGATCTTTTATTTTAACACCCACCGCGGCTTCTTTAAATGCTTGAACACTTTCTAATAGACTATTTTTTATTTCAGAAACGCCCTCTGTACCAGCTTTCCCCTCTGCAAATCCAGTCATTTCAGAAGCTTTTCCTTGTGCCCCTAACATTAGGCTTTTATTGACAGCAGCTAATCCATCTCCCTTAGATTCTCTAATGGTTTTATATGATTCTTGCCCTGCTTTCGCTGCTAACATAGCCACTCGTGTTTCAATTGTTTGAAGAATTGTAGTTTGTCTTTCTATTATTTTTGAGCCATCATTAATTGCATTAACAGTTTTTTCAGTAGAATCCATTAATGGTTGAGCCACAAATTCACCTTTAGACATTGCTTCAATAATTCTCTGGGCTTGTTGAGCACCTTCTGCCATTTTAAATGGACCTGTTGTTAATAATTGAATTTGCTTAGTCATTTGAGTTGCTTCAGCCTCTCCGCCACGTTTTACATCTGCTAAAGTAACAAGTTTTCCGCCTATATTTTTTCTAAATGCTGTTTCCATTTTTTTAGAAACCTCATCTATTTTACCCTCATTTAACATAATATCAATATCAAATGCCCCTTTTAATCCACCCTTACCTCCAGATTGTCCTGAAATAAAAGCTTTTTGGGCAATGCTCATGTCATTAATTCCTTTTATAACACCGGCAGTTAATTCTTGAATTGCTTTTGGCCCCATTCCGCTATCTTTTAATGCGGATCCAAATCTATATAATATTTTAGAAGATCCTTCAACGTTGTCTCCTAAAAATTTAAAATTAGCAGCTGCATTTTTTGTAAAATCTTGTACATGACTTAAGGGAATTCCAAGATCATCAGCAACTATTGACATTGACGCTAAATTTGTCATTGCCTTTTGTGCAGAAGTTCCCAATTCATCATTCATGGCAGCAACTGCTTCAATTGCTGTTTTTGAATCTAATCCTAATCCTGAAATTTCTTTTAAAAGAGCAGTATTAGTTTCCATTGCATTAGAAACATTATTTTCTGAATTTGCTAGGGCACCATTTGCATCTGTAAGACCTTGAAAAGCAACAGTAGTTCCCCCTGCAAATGCTGGCAATCTTTCCAAAGTTTCTGACAATTGTTTTACTTCAGAAATAGAACGACCTGTTGCTAAAGCAGTATTGCCAATTCTATCTATATATCCCGCAAGTAATGAATCCATATTTTCAAGATCTTCACCAGACTTTCCTATAACATTTCCAAAGTTGCCAGAGGCAGCACTTAATTGCAAAAAAGATTTTTCTAATGTTATAGCATTTCCTGCCATTTGTGCTAATCCAGCCATTCCTTCAGTAACTTTTTTAACAGCCGCGCCCAACCCAGATGGTAATAAATTTGCAACTTTATCTGCAGCATCTCCAACAGTTTTCATTGCATCTTGTAAACCACGCACAGAATATGTGCCTTCATTAAATTGTTTAGAAAGAGGAGCCATTGTTGCAGTTACAGTTGGAGATAATTGTGCTAAAACAACTCCAATATCTCCAACACTATCTTTTAAATTTTTAAGAGAATTGACAGATTCTGCAGAAGATCCAACAACAATATTTGTTAATTCATGGAAAACGGCACCAGCACCTTTTACTTCAGATAATGCCATTAATGAAGAGTATAATAAACCAGATTCTTTAGCGGCAGCAGCTCCTTTTGAAGCAATATCTGCCATAAATGAGGCAATTTTTTCTTTATATTCTGGCAACTTACTCATTAATTCATCAAACCCTCCTGTAGAAGTTGCTTTTTTAACTTGTTCAGTTATTTGAGTAAGAATCTCTTGTAGATCAGCCATTATTAACTCTTCATTAATTTACGTCGTCTTCTAGGAGTACTTGATTCTTTAATATCATTTAGAAGCATATTTGAAGCTTTATCAAATTCCTCATCTGATGTATTAACAGTTTTTACCGTACCAGTTCCAAGCATATTTTGAGCCATTTCATAATTTGAAAATGATCCAACTAAAATTGAATAGTTTTTAGCAAATTCATTTTTTTCAGTGAGATCTTGAATCCAACTTTCAAACATCCATAATTTCATCACCGGGTCCATATTCTCAATCATTGGATCATCTGGCATTTTTTTAAATGTCTTACATAGATACCATAAAAATCTATGGTCCGGCTCATTTACTATTTTTTTATATCAGAAATTAATTCTTTCGCTGAATCAGTTTTATATAATTCTCTTCCCTCTTTAGTCATTTCCTCATATGTGTTATATAAAACAGTTGCAAGATTTTCATCAAATTCTTCAACTACTGCCATTTTTTCTTCAATATCATCTGATCCAATAATTTCACTAAAAGAAACTCCATCAACCTCTGCAACAGAACACGCAAGCGCAAATGTTCTAATTTCAAAAAGCATTGTATAACCGCTATTTTCTATCTGAGAATATTTAGCAGCTATTTCTGTTAACATTTTTGCTTCTTTTGTTTTTAATGATTGTAATTTAAAAACAATTCCATCAACAGTGGTTTCTTTTGTTAATCTAGCAATTCCTAAAAGAGCTTCTAATCCTCTTTTATGTTGAGGGTTAATTCTTTCCGGCTTAGTTTCTCTAACAGGTGGCGGTAAATCTTTGGGCATATTATCAAAGATTGGATCATCAACTACAAATGTTTTTTGCGGGAAAGAATCTGCTCCCGTTGCAGTTCTTCTAATTCTTCCAATAGAACTTTTAATCTCTGTCATGTTTTTCTCCAAATTAAAATATAAGTCTCTTGTCATTGAAATATATCAATGGACAAAAGAAAACGCTGGTTATTTTCAATGTCTCGGAACATGCCAGTCCAAGACATTGAAAGAAATTAAGAAAGAAATTAAGGAAGAAAGAATTTTAATCAATTAAGAATGCATTCATAAGGCCAGGAGCATCTAAGGCGCCTCGATATTGGCCACGGTCAGCTTGCTGTTCAAATGGATTAATATAAGTAATGCCAGTATTTGGCACAGCATTGCTACCATTTAATAATGAATAAATGTCTTCTGCGACCAAATCCATTTTATCACTAACAACCCAGTCTGATACTTGATATGAATATCCGATCTTTTTTATCCAGCAGTTTTTCACAACTGTAATAATTGCATTTGCAGCATCTGCATCATGAAATATATCATGGATTTCTATATCAAATGGAACTCGTTGAGATTTAACATGCATAAATGCACGGCCGAAAGCTTCTGCCATTCTTACTCGGGCAAATCTAGTTCGAGTACAAGATATTGCATATGCAGTAGATCCATTAGGAGCACTGTCAATAAACCCATCTGTACCAACTTCTTGAATTACTGCAATATTTGGACGGGATTCATCAATTGAAATATCCTGAATTGCACCAACCGGGCGACCCTCAACCGTGATGATTATGCTTGTTGATAAGTGTGTGGCAGTTCTGTTATTGCCTTCACTATCAAATAACGCTGTCGTTGTATTTCGTGGCATGTGTTTTCCTTTTCAACCTACTTAGCTAACTTAAACTAAAACTCCTACACCAATCTTTATGTAAACCCAGTTAATCGGGAACACTGGCTGTGCTTCTACCGAAATATTCCATTGCCTTGGTTCTGCAGAATCTCGTGAAACTTTTAGATTTCTGAAAGATGTGATAATCTTCTGAGAAATAAAGCTTTGCATTATCTTATTCGCTCTAACTAAAATAGATCCTTGAGTTGTTTCATCTTCAGGATTTCCAGGGAACCCAGAGAATCCAGCTCGTAAACTCTTGGCCAATCTATCACGGATAAATATAATGCTGATTTCTTCTTCAACTGCTTCACCAGACATTACAGTTGTCTTGCCCCAAATTACTCGGCCACCACCAACTGCTGGCTGCAAACAAGTAATTCCTGCGGCTGATATATTTTCCAAAACCAAAGGTCTGAATAGTTTTGTTCGTAAAATTGTAAACCCTGCCAAAACTTTATTGGTCAAAGGAATTGCAATATTGGGAATACCACTTAAATAACCAGCAGAAGCAGCTGCAATAAAGAATCCTGGTAATGTTGTTCTATCAGCACCAATTTGAACAACAATTTCATCTGGATAATGATACACTACTCGATATGTATTTCCAAATGAATTGGGAACACTATAATCAGCAAGGTCTTCAACATCGCCAGCTAGAACCTCACTTACATCATCACCTTGGATTCCTTCTAGAATTCCAATATCTTCAACTGCTGCATCAGTATTTCCAATGACGTTATCAGGAGTTAGCCCATCAATTGCGCCAATGAAAAGCATTCTTTCTTTTCTATTTCGCACATTTGACATTGTTCTAACATGAGATACACCAGCTTGGAAAATTGCACTAATAGTTTGTGATGGAAGAGGGGTAACGATATCACATTCGATTCTTTCTAATGCTTGGTATGCTTCTGTCCAGTTTGCATCGAAGAATGAGGCATCTTTAGTATCTACTACAGTTGCTCTTAATGCTTCACCAGCAGCAGGGGCAATGTCATCTGTAAATAGAATCAATGAACTTGAGTCTGCAGAATCTACAACTCTGAATTCAGCGGCTGTTTCAGCAACAAATCCTGCCGGGTCTGATATAATTAATTGACCCAAAACAACACCAGAAATTACATAAGTTCCAGCATTTGCGGCAGGAGCTAGAATCTTAACAGTTCTAGTTCCGCTTAAATCTGTTAAATCAAATGTTACTGAAGAGCTTGATAGATATGCTGTTGTTGCTGTTAAGGGGGTGATTTCTCCATCATCACCTTCACGAACAATAGCGTCCTCAACCACTACTGTGTAAGAATATACATAACCAGCGCCATAAAGGAATAGATTTGGATTAGCAGTTATAGCTGCATCATAAAAATCAACCTTATTAGGAATGATTTGAGATTCAACTTTAGTAACTGGATCTGTTATGAAGAAATTGATTCTAGAATCAACATCTGGAACAACGCCAAGTGGTAATGCAAATTCTAGATCATCAGGGGTAGATCCACCAGAGGCAGATTCTTCAAGAGTATATGAAACTCGTCTTGGAATTGCAGGTGCGGTTTGGCAACAATAAATACCAGGAGGATTATTTGCAAAAGCTATTTGGCAACCTAGTGTTAATCTATTATCAAGACTTGCAGCACCATGCTTCTCTTGTATCTCATCCATATTAGAGAAGAATACAGGGTCATTTATATCGGCGACTGGAATATAAGTGGCAACTAATGAATCGCCTGCACTTAAAACGCCAGATTCAACTTCAATATAGAAAGAATCGCCCTCTCTAAATGCGGTTGCTCCTTCTGAAATTGAGAATGACAGGATGGTATTATCTTTAGCAACATCATTTGAGCGCCAAACAACTTGATTACCATATCCATCTAGAACCATTCCTGATACTGAGCCGGTTGCAATAAAACGAGCAAATCCAGGAACTGGAGTACCATAACCATCGCGTAAAATTGAAGAGCAACGTACGGTCCAAGTTTCTGAAGGAGCGTTTGGATCTAGCAATGATAGACCATTTACAGTTCCGGTACCAACATTGGTCGAGCCTTTACGGTAATAAAGACCACCTTGATCTATTAAATGGGCTGTTTGCATTTCCATGTATCCCAATTGAGTATCATATCGATAATCATAGGAATAACTAAATGCACCACCGGGAGTTATGAAACCATCTTGTTCCAAACCAGTTAGTGGAATTCCATTTTTATATAGGGTTAATCTATTAGAAATCATTGGGTAATATGATAGTCTAAAATGTCTGCCATCTTGCCCAGTAGTTGATGTATAAGTGGAGTTTAAACCATCAGATCCACCACCTTCAGCGCTTGTGACAATTACCTCTTGCCTAGCACCTTCGCCAAGAAAAGCGGCAATACGTAAGCCACCAGGAACTGATGTACCAGAACTGATTGTCGTTACGTCGCTATAAGCGCCGGGGTTAACATTTGCTGCACCAGGAATATTCGCTGCCATTTAAAATCCTATTACGATGATTTATTCTGGATATGATAAAACTCTTCAGAATAATACCTGAATATGAGTAGGATTTTTGTTTAATGGAGAAAATAATTCCATTATATTAAATTGTGGCCAAGAAAATTGGAATTTAATATTTCTTGTTGCACAAATCTTCTATTATGCGCGCCGCTTGCGGTTGAAACCAATTATCAATTTCTTCAAGAATATTTTCTGGAATGACATTGCGATTTGGATAAGCTAGCCACGAGGAAATATCCAATTCATCCGCATTAAGAATTGTCACCCCAACTATTATATCATTTCGATCAAAATGTAATATCACAAAAGTATCATCAAAGATATGGTTACTGATTAATGAAATTGTATTTGGGGCTGATGCATACAAAGCCCCAGTAGTTTGATCAAAATGTAATCTTGGTCTCATTAAATCCTCATATATCAAATAATGAATTAACAAATTCTACATTAGTAACTATTCTTAAATTAGGAGCAAGCTCTGGAGGTGTGGTTTGTAAATTACCAATATCCACACAGATCATAATAACATCAATTACACTATTCACCGGGATTTCTCTATGCCATTCCGAACGAATTGTAAAAGATATTGATTGTTTATATATTTTATCATTTCTATCATCAATTTCAGAAGGGGCTTGGATATCAGTTTTCATGACTGTTACACCAGCGACCATTGCATCTTCCATTCTTAAATCAATAAATGGAACAGTAACTAATTCAACCAACTCATCTCTAGATCTTGGTGATCTTGATTCGACATCTACGATAATAGTTCCTTCCCAAGCACCAGATCTAACAAAACATGATGGAGTATTTATTATAGATTCATTACCATATCCATCAACAAATCTAGTTGATTGCCATTTGACAACATTTTTATCCCTGTTTATTGAAATTGGGACAGATCTTGATCCGCCTGATTTTACAATTAAAGCAGGATAGTATCTAGTATCATGACGATAACTTTCTCCAATATATAAGCGAGTTGTTTGGTCATCATTTAATCCTGCATCTAATGATAGGTCTGTATGGTCTGGTGTTTTAGGGAAGCCCCATTCATCTCGAACATAATGATAATATGAATCATGAGAGAAAAATTCACGTAATGTTTCAATGAATAGTTCTTTAGGATGAACTATTATCGTATTTTGATAATAATCAAAAAGACTATAGAGATCTGTTTTGAAAGTATTTCCAGTTCCCATTTGATATTACCACCTAAATTTTATACCAACATGATACAACATAATTGTTGTATCGGTTATTGCACTTTGATCAATTCTTAACTCTGTTGTAATTACTGACCTTTTACTAGTTGCTAATGTTGGGCCATATGTAAAATGTGATTTATATGGAGTTCCACCGCCACCTTGATAAGTTTCACTTGCAATAACTCCACTTCCAGCAGCAGCCATGTCAACTTGAATAGCTTTTTTTAATACAGCTCCTGAAAAGACATTAGCATAATAATAACAAGTGGTGGGAGCATCGGCCGCTGTATAACTCGCAGAACATGTTATATCAATAATCCACACATTGTTTGGCAATAATGTTGTTAAATCAATTAGCCCCTCTATTCTAGATTCAGTATTAACTCCATTTGCCTCATAATAAAAAGCTGAATAATCTCTATATATTGCTCTAAAATCAAGGGTTGAAGCCCCTACATTTATTGGGTCAGCAAAAGCGTCTAAAACATATGCGTAACAAGTTTGATTTATATTCTTGTCAGCAGAAAAATTCCCACTTGTTAATCCAAGAGAAGAAATAACTTCCTCATCTGTTAAAGCAGCATCTACAGTGTAACTATCAAAATAGTTATCATAAATATTTGTATATGGAATCCATGTAGAAAATGAAGGATCCGCTCCAATATATCTTTCAATATCTCTTGTTTCTCTGTATATTTTATTATTTGTGATAATAATATTTCTATATTCCCCAGTAATTCCATTTACAACATATATTCCACTATTTAAATTATTACCGGTTAATTCACTGCCAAATTCAAATCCGTTTATACTATTTCCTGAAATTATCGCAGATGCTGTTATATACATTCCCCCATAATACAAGAAAGTTTGTCCAAAAGCATCTTCACCATCTCTATTTATATTATTCCCACTTATATTACAAGTTGATAGATCTCTTCCTGATAAAGCAGAATATATTATTATAGCATAATTTCTATTTATAGTTGGCGCATAGCCATTATAAAATCTATATTTTAGATAGGTAGGACTAAATGCTCTTAAAATATTATTACTTATATTTACCGATGAAGTTGGGCTAGTTGAATCCCCATCTTGATTTACAATATGAATCCAATTTGCATTATTAGATTCTATATTTACAAAACCCATTCCAGTACTAATATTTGTTGAATAATGTCCACTTCCAAATAAACCAACGCCATCTTTTGTGACTGATCCTATAAAATGACATGTATTATTTTTTATTAATAATCCAGAATTTCTATTTGGGGCCGCGGCTAAAACATAATCATTAACTTCAGATGTTATCGCCATTCCTATGACGCCACAAATATTATTTGAAATATTAACATCAATACATGAAAGCCCAGCTCTATTTAAAACGGACCAATTTGATATTACATAAATACCTTGTTTACTATTACAGCTGCAATGATCAATTGAGGTATGTACAAGAGTAGAGGGTAATGTTCCTGTTCCTAAACTATTGCCATAAATTGCGACTGCTGCCTGATATCCATCTCCATAATAATCACCGAAATGGCAATCTCGAATGATTATGGAGTTGGCTAAACCATCTCTTTCCATTTCTAATGAAACAAACGGTGGGCGCTGAGTTGTTAAACTTGAAAAGAATACACAATGATTTATTTCTATATTACTAAGATCTGTTCCAGGAGCACTATAAATACAGGCATTACCTAAATTAATATAATCGCCTGCTGTATATACAATTGCAGGTGGATCACCAGCAGGTGGATCATATGTAAATACCATATCTCTAAATGCTATATTAGAATCGACTAAAAATCCTTTGGTCGAAGTAACTTGTATTAAAGTTCCATCACCCTCAAAAATCATTGGGCAATCAATACCAGTTAAATCAACTTCTGCATCAATTTGGAACGAACCTCTAACAACAACTCGGCTTGATCCAACTTGACCATAATTTCTCATCCAATTTGCGAGAGATTCAAATGTATGGAAGTTACCTGAAATATCTTCTGAACTTAAAACTAATTGATTATTTGCTGTTTCATTATATATAAGTTTGCGAACATCTTGAATATCACTAGCTGTTATTGTAACTGATGCAATGTTGGCTGTTACGACTGCAATTGGTGTTAAATCTTTTCTATTATTTACCAATTCCAAGAAAGTAACTGAAGGAACATAATAAGTTGTTACTCCGTCAGTTGCAAAATATTGTGTTTTTGTTGTGGTCAAAAGAATTGGAATTAATTTTCCATTTTCATTTACACAAATTGCCCAATCTACAGGAACTGCTGGTGGGGGAATTGGTCCTAAACTATTATATAATTCAGGAATTGTTACTGAACAATTATTTACAGTACAAATAGAACCATTTACTAAAGCAATGCCGCCTTTATAAAAAATTTCTTTATTATTAGGGGCGGGGCTTATATAATCAAGTGTAAATCCTCTAACTATACCATTTGCATGTAAATATCTTTCACCAGCATTTATAAAATCAACTGCAGAATTTGTAAAATCTTTTTCATCTACACTGCCAAATTGACGATGGTCGCGAACTCTTTCAACAACATTTTGACCAGTTGCTGGATCCCAATTTATTTCACAAGTTCCCGCTAAAAGAAACTCATCATCAGTTCTTAAAGAATCAAAGATTTCAATGTCAACATAGGTTAGTGGAGTTATTGCAGTACCTGGGAAAGCAACACCTGTTTCTTCAAATAATACATCTATATAATCAATATTAGTTTCATCATAGAATCTACAAGTAACATTTTTTCTACCAGTAGTTATTGGCCCAGCTTGTGTTACTAATTGGGGAACTGCATCTCGTTTGCCAATATATCCAGTATATTCCCCTGATGTCGCATCATAACTTAAAACCTCAAATCTTACATATTTATTTGCTGAAGTTGCTAAATCTTTATATCCTCTTAATTTAGGAGAAACCTCAATAATATGCCAGGCTGTTGTATCTAATAATGGGGCGGCGCCAGCTTGATAAATCATTCTAGCGCGTTCATGGCTAAATGTTTTACCAGTATCAGTTACAAAAATTTCATGATGGCGATGATAATTATCAGGAGTTGCGGCGGAATCAACCATATTATTTTGGTTAAAGCCAACTGAATCTTCTGAGAAATATAATCTAACTGGCAGCCCAGGCATACCAGAAGCTGCAACAGGAGCTCCTTGCGCATGAATTGAATTTAAAACAGTAATATATGTTTGATCTGGATTAACTCCGGGGCAATATGGATTAAATTGAACTGAATTAATTATAAATCTACCATAATCTACATCACTATATAAAGCATCAGAATAACCTACTGCAGGTTGGACAACAATTGTTTTTCCTTCTTTTAATCCTGCCGCTTTAAGATCTAGAGGTACTAAATAAGTAGTTTCAACAGTTGCTCCAATTTCATTTCTTGCTGTTATATATCCATCCCAATACCCATCATCATTAGCCGCATATGTTGGGGCAAATGAATCTCTTCTTGCCCCATTAACAATATAATTTCTTTCTTTTAATGGAACTAAAACTTTAGTTGGGAGTAATGCTTCTGTTGAATCTGAAAATGTTGATTGATATGATGGACTGGCTAAATTGGCATGATTCTGCCCCAAACCAAGAGCATCAAAATCATCAGTTGTTATATCCATTCCACCAATTACATTTTCAGTATAAATTCCGGTATTAAATATACCGCCATTGTTAACACCAGCAATAATAGCAAATGATGAATTGTTTATTGCATCAGCTAATTTCAGCCCAAATTCACCATTATATTCAAA